CTTATTTAGACGATGTAGGTCGAACTATTATAGTCAGTTAGACTGTCAATTATCTTCCCGTGAACTGAGAAACGTCCACGTTTTGTCGAGAACGTGGAAACGGGACGTAGTTTTAATCAACGTCCATGATCATGCTGGCGCCAGCAGCGCCAACCGGCCCAAGGTAGTAGGCAGCGGCACCCTTGACGGCGAGGTTGAGAGCGCGGCTAGCCCACACGGAAGCGCGGGACATGACCTCATTCTCTATCGCCTTGGCACCACCGCGCACAACCTGGTGGATGTTCTTCATAACCGAGTTCTGCCCAGTCTGAACCGCGGTGTTGTCGACCGCGGAAGGAGTGGCGAAGGTGTTGAAGACAGAATCCGAGCCAAAGGTTAGTTCGTAGTTAGCTACGAAATAAACTTGGAAGGCCGCGGAATTCGCGGGTCCACCAACCATGTAGGCAACGAGAACGTCACTTCCATAGGAACCAACCCAATTGGTGGGTGGCGTTCCGGAACCCTTGAAGGTCTTGGAAACGACACCGTCCATGCGCGCAAAGCCAGCGAGCCCGGAAGGGTCGTTGGTACTGATGCGCTCATTCGCGGCGTAGTAGTGGTCGTCGAGGTTCATGCCAACGGTGTTGACCGCGTTCGCCTGGTAGGGGATGGCAGCGATGCCAAGGGATCCTTGATTGTTCATGGAAGACAAGATCGACTTGATCTCGACTCCAATCGAAATAAGTCTCCAATTGGGCCCAACCGACGAAAAGGTGAGGTAGCCAGGGTATGACTGGTTCGCTCCAAGTGTCGCGACTATGTTGGTGAGCCCGCTTGCATAAGTAGCAACAGGAGCCGCACCAATAGCGGGATCATTATTGAAGAAAATAGCACCCTTGCCACTCGCATCGGTCGTGACGGTGTACCAGGACTCCGTCTGCCAGGCGAGGGTTCGCCCGGCTCCGGTGTCAGGGTATTTGGATCCCTTTGCAGCCGCGCAGAAAGGGTCTGTAATGCTACAGATCTGTCTCGCGAGCGCAGCCGCTCTAGGGTTGCCGCCGCCCATCCCCATAGATGTTTTACGTGCTCCCGCACGCGCCATAGTTTTAGGCCTTTTCGGGCCAACAGAACGTTTTGGTTTGTTGTTACCATTGCGTTTGCTTTTGCGAGACATTGTTTGTTTGTTTCGCAAATCTTTGCGCTCCCCACCCAGAGCGCGAAAGAGCTTCGTCCCAAAGGTCGAAGTCCGGGTGTTCCCCCATTTCGAAGCACCATTGCTGGTAGCATTGGAAGATGTGGTTCTCAGGTCCTCTTTGATTTAGGATGTTGTAGAACATTTTCCCCGGTTTGGCTGGCCACGCGGTGCCGTCGATGAAGGTGTGGCTACAGAACTCGAACGCGCGCACCACTTTCGTGATGTACTTGATCTTGATTCCGAGTCTCCCGTACTTCTCTTCGGCGTTCTCCACCGTCGCTTCTAGCGAGTCGTCACCCATGGCGATGCACCATGTGGATCCAATCGCATGAGCGAGCATCACGCGAATGAACGAGTTCGATGAACTCGTGCAAAAGCTTCCGGACTTCATGATGCCGGGTGTCAATTGCTTGTACATCCGGCCATCACTAAGAGCGATGACGCTGCGGCAGATGACGTGGTGATGATTGAACACCGCGTTCTTGAACGCTTCGGTGGCGCCGCCCTCGATGAGTTCAACTCGACGCTTTGCGTCGAGTTTGAACATTTCGTCGGTTAGGCACCAGTCGAAGCCCGAGACGTCTGCTTCAGATACTCCATTTTCCATGTGTTTTTGAACGTCATCCCAGATCTTCGCGATCTGCTTGGGCTCAGCGAGACTCATCCCCGGTTTGGAGGGGATTTCGTCCCAGTGGGCGATCTCCTCAAGGTTTTGGGGCCCGAAAATCAACATCTCAGCGAGCCCCATATGGATTGGCACCGTGAGGATGAGTCGGACTCTCCCTGATTCGATCTTGTCACGACCATGTGGCTCGTTCTTGACGAACGTGCGCAACGGGGCTGCGAACCCTTGTCGGACAAGCTCCACGGGATCCTCAGCGAGGGACCCACGCGGAGTCAAGCTCCATTTCTCAATCGTTTCAATGGTGCTGTCAATTAACAGTTCCTTGAAATTCTCGATGATGTGCTTCTTCGTGGACCCAAGAAGGATCCACGGGTGGCCGGGGCCCGAATCTAACTTTACACTAGCAAACATTTTCTCCACATCTTCTCGCTTCACGCACAAACCACCATCCCTCTCGAACGCTCGATGCATTTTGCTCATCGGGTACTGGAGGGTTGCGGTTTCTTGTGCTTTCGCGAGGCCATCGCTGCTGCGACTGCCGGGCGGTACAAACCTTGTTGATTGGTATCGGAGGCTGAAGAGCTCGGCGTCAGCTCCCCTTGGGGGGAGCCTGAACTCGAGGGCTTGGCTGATTGGGTCGTTTCTAGGTCGTTCAGGCGGCCACGTCGATCGCTCCTCGCGCGCGCGCCTAAGGACTGAAGCCTCAAGAGCGAAGGGGGAGGAGCGGACTGCGGTGGCGTTCCCAACGTACTCGAGTCCGACTCCGTCGAGGAGGGGCGGTTCGGCGCCCTCAATCCACTCATAAGTGTTGAGGGGCTCGAGCG